AGAGGCGGATAGGAGACTACCCGTTCGACCCGAAGCTGGGGCAGGTGTTCACATTCTGGGATCTGGGCCGTTCGGATCAAATGACAATCTGGCTGGGCCAACGCCGCGGCCCGTCCCGCTGGCGCTGGTTCGACTATATCGAGGGGCAGGACGAGAGCTTTCCCTTCTATGCCCGGCTGTTGAAAGAGAAGCAGCAGGAGCATCGGTTCGTCTACGGCGCCCACTTTCTGCCGCACGACGGGTCACGCAAGGAACTGATTGCCACGGAAAGCCGTCAGACGGCGCTGGAGAACCTCGGCATTTATCCCTGTCAGGTGGTGAGCCGAACCAAGGATTTGAGCGGACCTAGCCTGACGTCATCAATCAACCTCGTCAAAGCCCTCATAGACGTGTCCGAGTTCGACCGGGCGGGCTGCGCGACGGGCATCAAGCATCTGAAGAACTACCGCCGCGAGTGGGACGACAAGCTGTCTGTCTGGAAGTCCTCGCCGCTTCACAACATTGCATCGGACGGCGCGGACGGGTTCCGCACGGCTGCCGAGGCTGATTATCAGGGGCTATTGGACGCCATGTTCTACAGCAACGATCCGAGCCCGAGCGAGCAGGCGATGGGCCACGACCGCCGCTCTGCTGACAGCGTGACGGGCTACTGATGGCGAAGAACCTCGCCTATAACCGCGAGCTTGATGGCGATGCCGACAAGCTGGGCAAGGGCCGTGGCTCGCGCAAGACAGCGCAGAACCTGGCTGACATTGCCGAGTATGATGGCAACCTCGCCGAGCGCCTGAGCGAGCAGGACCGCAAGCGCATGGCTGAGGAAGCCGTGCGTGAGTACGAGCACGACGAGAAAAGCCGCGAAGAGTGGCTGCATGGCGTAGACCGCGCCATCAAGAACGCCCGGCAGAAGCCCGAGAAGAAGAATTACCCGTTCGAGGGTGCGAGCAACATCAAATATCCGCTGCTCACCACAGCAATGAACCAGTTCGGAGCTAGGGCCTACGGGGCGATTACCCGCTCCGATCAGCCGATGATCTGCAAGGTTGTTGGAGAAGACCCGCAAGGGCTGAAGGCCAAGCGCGCTGACCGTCTGTCGCGATTTGGTAATTTCCAATTGATGTACATGATGGACGAGTGGGACAGCGGCACGGACAAGCTGCTGCACATGCTCCCCGTCATCGGCGCAGGGTTCCGCAAGGGCTACTGGCGCGCGGACATGGGCCGGCCAACGCTGGAGTTCACCTCAGCCAAGGATGTGGTTGTCGCCAACGACGCGCCGAGCTTCGACCGTGCGCCGCGCATGACGCAGCCGACGACGATGTACCCTTACGAGATCGATCGGCTGATAGGCTCGGGCAAGTGGCTGAACCACAAGAGGGATTACGAAGGCCAGAAAGACGAGGACAGCCAGAAGCCGTGCATCTACCTGGAGCAAGTGAGGTACTACGACCTCGACGGCGACGGGATGATGGAGCCCTATATCGCCACGATTTCCAAGGATGACCGCGAGCTTGTCCGTCTGGAAGCAGCATTCTGGGCCAACTCCATCCGCGTCAACTCGATGGACGGGAAAGTCGAGACGATCATGCGGGAGAGCCCGTGGATCGATTACTCGTTCCTGCCCGATATCGAGGGCTCGGTCTACGGCATGGGCTTCGGCCAGCTTCTCGAAAGCCTCGGCTCTGCGATCAACACGGCGCTGAACCAGATATTCGACGCAGCGCACAGGCAGAACGCGGGCGGCGGGTTCATCTCACAGGGGCTCAGGCTTCGGGGCGGGGAAGTCCGCATCAAGCCGGCAGAGTTCCTCAATGTGAACGTTCCGGGCCGTGTCTCGGACGCCATCCACGAGCTTCAGTTTGCAGGCCCAAGCCCTGTGCTGTTCCAGTTGGTTGAGTTCCTGCTTGGAGCCGCGGCAGACATTACCAGCGTCAAGGACGTGATGACGGGCGAGGCCCCGAGCGGTCAGGCGATGGGAGCGACCCTTGCCCTGATCGAACAGGGGATGCAGGTCTTCTCGACAATCTACACGCGCATTTATCGCGCGATGCGGAAAGAGTTCCGCCTCCTGATGCGCCTCAATGCGCGCTACCTCGACCCGGCTGTGTATGCCGAGTTCCTTGATGATGAGGAGCTGTTCCTCGAGCTTATGGGAATGCCGCCTCCGGGCTCGCAACAGATGCCGATGATGGGCATGGGCGGGCCAGCGATGCCGGGGATGCAGCAGCGCCCGAGCGGGCTCATGGTCCCCAATGGCATGATGCCTCCGGGCGCGCCGGAGATGCCGCAACAGCCTGAGATGGGCGCACAGCCTCCGATGCCTGGCGCTGGCATGATGCAGCCGCAGCAGCCACAGCAGAGGCCGCAGCCCGTCCAGCTTAGCCCCGAGGCGTTGGCTGAACTGGCAAAGGACTTCGACCTCAAGAACATGGACGTTGCGCCGGGTGCAGATCCCCGCTCCGTGACGGACATGCAGCGCATGATGCGGGCTCAGTATCTGGCTCAATTCAAGGGCCAACCCGGCATCGATAACCGCTGGATACAGGAGCAGGAGCTTCAGGCCGCGAACATCTCGGATTGGCCCAAGGCGTTCATTGAAGGCCCGAGCCCGCTCGATGAGCATCAGGCGGCGATGGCAAAAGAAGAACTGCGCGGCTTGGGGCTGGATAACGACCTCAAGGAACAGCAGACCAAGAAGACCGCCAAGGAAGCTGAGAAGACGTTCCACGAGGCAGGCAAGCTGGCATTCGAGCGCGGCATCATGGAAGGCTCGGGCGGCATGGCGGGGCAGGAAGCCCAGCCGGCACAGCCCGCAGTTGATCCGCGCGAACAGGAACTCGCTGAGCGCGAGATGGGCGTCAAGATGCGCGAGATGGAAACGCGTGAGCTTGAGGCGACCTACAACTTCCAGACCACGCAACAGAAGATGGCTGTGGATGCCGAGAAGGCAAATCGCGAATTTGCAATCAAGGAAATGGAATCCAAAGGCGCCGCCGACCGAGAACAAAAGTTCGATGCGGCTTTAGGTACGGTTCTCACGTCTGTTGGGACGATGGCGGATGCGATGGGCCTGATGATGAAGAACCAGGACCAGCTTGCAGCAATCATGCTTGCTCCGCGCGTTCTGGTGCGGGATGCGAGCGGCCAGCCGATTGCGTCCAAGCCTGACTTGGGAGGTGTCTGATGCCCGCGGGAAGCTGGATTGTCTTTAACCGCGCCAAGCTGAAGCTGGCGAATGGGACATTCGACCTCGACACGAACACCTTTAAGATGGCGCTGACGACCTCGGCGCAGGCGTTGGCTGCAACCTTCGTCGGCACGTCTACTGATTGCCGCTATGCGGACCTGACGGCGGAGGTAGCTGCGGGCGGTGGCTACACGACAACCGGCAAGACGCTTGCTGCGACATGGACGCAGGCGACCGGCACAATCACTTTCGACGTTGATGACCAGGCTTGGACCTCGTCCACCATCACAGCCAAGTACGCGGTGATCTACGCCGACAACACGAACGACGATCTTCTCTGCTTTGTCGATCTTGAGACGGGCGGCGGTTCTGTCAGCACGACGGCCGGCACGCTGACGGTCACAATCAATGCCTCTGGCGTGTTCACGCTAGCCTGATGTCAATTGTACACGTCAAATCAAACACAATTCCCGACTGGACTGGCACCGTTACCGTTGGCAACTCGACGGGCGGCACGCAGACCATTGCGGCAACCAATCTCGTTCGCCCCGGCGACTGGAACAGCGCGCATAACCAGTTTTATTCGCTGACGGGCAACACGAACGGCGCGTCTACCGCAAGCGGGACCAACGTCATCCTGTCGGGCGGCAACAACGTCACGCTGATCGGCGGTGGGGCAACGGTTGGCTTCAGCGTCGGCAACTACATCACGACCGGCGCGCTATCGGATCACAGCCACGGCAACCCGACGCTGGCGCTGACGAACCTGTCAGGCACGACGGCCAGCAACTCGGCGGGGCTGACGCTGTCGCTGTCGGCTGCGGCTCCGGGCGGCGGGGCTGCGGTGACAATTGCTGGCTGGCAACCGATTGTGCCGGGCAACAACTCGACGTTTTCGAGCCAAGGCCAGAACTCGCTGTACATGCAGCAGGTGAGCCCTGACGACAACTACAACTTCAGCAACATCGAGTTTCGCATTTCGGGCTCGTTCGTGTCGTCCACAAACTCTCAGGTTGCGGTCCACACGATCCGCTACGGGCTGTATTCTCTACAGACGAACAACTCGTACAACTCGATTGCGACATCGAGCATAGTCATCAGCGCGAGCTACAACTCCAACACGGCAATGGGGTTCACGATCTCGCAGGGCGCGGGCAGCTACACGACCACCAGCGGGGGGACGGTAATTGCCTCGCTGATGACCGGCTTCAAGCACCTTTACTTGCCACTGACCACCACGCTGAGTGCTAACGTCGATTACGCGGTTGCGCTGCATGTGTCGTCGGCAACCACGGTCGGCACGAGCCCGCTGCGTTTGGCGTTCCTCAACCAGACGGTCTTGAACAACCTGACGATTGGCCGTGTGTTCGCCACGTCAATTTTCGGATCAAACTCGACGCATGTGAACGCATATGGTCAGGGCGTATATACCGTAACGACGGGCGCCCTGCCTGCGGCGGTTGCCAAAAGCGAAATGAGCAACGCCGTCTCGCAGGCGATCCTCTATCATCAATTCGAGGTCTAACTTGAGCAATGCCGCCCAGATCATCACAGGCGACTTTGCGGGCTATCACAACTCGCACCTGAGCACGTCCACGCAGCGCATCATCGAAGGCGCGTCGTGGAAGAAGCAGCGCGTTGTGGTGATGCTGCCAAGCGCCCCGCTGATCCCGGCCAAGGTGGCGCTATCGCACTGGAGCCTGATCTTTCCGCCCAACCAGGCCGTTCACCGGATGCTCTGTCTCGGAATGGAGGTAGGCGACGCGTATTCGCAAGCCATCACGGAAGTGCTGACGCACCCCGAGCTTTCGCAGTGGGAATACATTCTCACCATCGAGCACGACAACACGCCTCCCGGCGATGGGCTGATCAAGCTGATAGCGCAGATGGAAGCGCACCCGGAGCTTGCGTGCATCGGCGGGCTCTACTGGACTAAGGGCGAAGGCGGCGTGCCGCAAATCTGGGGCGATCCTGCTGACCCGGTGCTGAACTTCCGTCCGCAGGCGCCTGTCGCTGGTCAGCTTGTCGAGTGCTGCGGGACTGGCATGGGGTTCAACCTCTGGCGCATGTCGATGTTCAAGGACGAGCGGCTACGCAAGCCGTGGTTCAAGACCATCGCCGGGGCGGAGGGTGTCGGGACGCAAGACCTGTTCTTCTGGGGCGATGCACGCAAGTACGGCTATCGCTGCGCGGTCGATTGCAGCGTGCTCGTCGGGCATTACGATCACAATTCGGGGACCAACTGGTGAAGCTGGATATTGGCTGCGGCCCCAACAAGAAAGAAGGCTTTATTGGTCTCGATCAGCACGCCTTTCCCGGCGTCGATCATGTCGTGAGGCTGGGCAGCGAGCCCCTGCCATTCGAGGATGGGACGGTCGATGAGGTTCACGCCTCGCACTTTCTGGAGCACCTGACGGCAGCGGAGCGCTGCCAGCTTCTGAACGAGATGCACCGCGTGATGAAGCCCGGCGCAAAGGCAACCGTGATCGTCCCGCATTGGGGATCAACGCGGGCCTATGGCGATCCAACGCACCAGTGGCCTCCCGTCTCGGAGATGTTCTTCTACTACCTGTCAAAGTCGTGGCGTGACGGGAATGCGCCGCACACGGACAAGGCCAACTGGCCGCAAGGATATGGCTGCGACTTCGAAGCGACGTGGGGCTACTCGCTCAATCAGGCGCTGATGACGCGCAACCAGGAGTTCCAGCAATTCGCGCTCAATCACTATCGTGAGGCAGCGCAGGACATACACGCGACGCTCACGAGGCGGTAGTTGAGTAGCTTCCAGCACGACGCGTTTCAGGGAGGCGCTTTCCAGTTTGGCGCCATTCAGTTTGGCGGTGCTGGAGACGTAACGGTAACGCCGGGCGTCGGTTCGCTGACGCTTACAGGCTTCGCGGCGACACTGACGGCGTCCAGCTCCACGGCTCCTGGCCTTGTGGCTGTGACGCTGACGGGGCAAGCGGCAACGGTTGCGGCGGGCTCAACGGCATCGCCGGGACTTGGGACGCTCACGCTTTCGGGCCAGGCTGCAACGGTTGCAGCGTCTGCCTCTGTGGCGCCGGGGCTTGGCAGTCTCACGCTGACGGGTTTTGCAGCGAGCCTTGCGGCGAGTGCATCCGCATCGGCTGGCGTCGGTTCGCTCGCGCTGACGGGCTACGCGCCGACCGTTTCGGCATCAAGTGCGGTTGATGTAACCGTCACGCCTGATGCTGCTGTTCTAAGCCTGACAGGCTACGCGCCGACTGTCTCGACAAGCGCAGTTGCTACCCCCTCGCAGGACTTCAAGAATGTCCTCGATGGACCAGGCGAGAGATACTGGAACGACCGCAGGAAGCGCGACCGCGAAACCCGTGAGAAGCGGGACCGGGAGCGCATTGAGGCGCTTGAACGCGAACTAGCAGAGCTTGACCGCGTCGAGGAGCCAAAGCCCGAACCGGACGCTGCGCCGGCAAAGGCCAAGCTCAAGCGGCTCAAGCCTGTTCGCAAGCCGCTTGAACCGATCGAGACGCCAGAGCTGCTTGCGGCAATGGCTCAGGCACAACTGCAAGCGGCATTGCTCGCTGAGCAACAACGCCTGTTTGACGAGGAGGCGGCTATCATCTTGCTGTTAGCGGCATGACCCCACAACAGCGCGCAGAATGGCTGGAAGAGTTCCAGGCATGGCGAACGCTCCCGATGACGGAGGCGTTCTTCAACTCGCTCACGAACGAGCAGAAGGAACTGCA